TTATAGTAGCTTCATCTTTTCTACCAAAAGCATTTGCACTTTCTTTAGCCTGGTCATACAGTGATTCCCACTCAGCTAGAATGATTGTCATAATTTGTTCTTTGTCCATGTGTAAAAGTTTTAATTGTTGATAACTATACGCCAAAGATAGTATAAAGTTTTATAACTGCAATAAAAAAGTGTAATTTATATTCATTCTAAATAAGGATAGGTCGTAATTTGCGACTGCAACCGCACAATATTATAATAATTTAGGGTTATAACCTTAAGAATATCATGTAATTTCAAAGTATTACCTTATAATTACATAGTTAATCGGAATTATGCCTATTATGTAAAGCATATCTTACACAAAAAAAAAACAGCTACAAGGCTGGGTAGCTTATAACTGTCTTTCTTTTACTATGGAAACAAGTGCTAAGTTAGTGTTTATATTTGAATTTCAAAAATTCTGTGTAAGTTTTATTATTTATTTTAAAATGTTTTCTACAATCATTACATAACATCCAATGATGGATAGTACCTACTGCAGTCACTACCTGTTTATTATATCTTACATTATAGTTAGTGCATTCAGGACAGCAGAACTTCTCATCTCCATCCATTACAGCATAATGAGTAGCAGGAGCTGCATAAGAATTGAGTTTATTAAAGACAGCTTCTAGGACAGTGACATCCATTTTACAATATGCCACCATTTTATCCATTGCCTGCTGATCTTTCTTAAATACAATATCTTTCCACAAGTCTAATCCCCCTGTATCCATCTTCTGCCCTACTCCTAAATACTTAGCTATATAGTCTAATTTATTTGAGTTAAAATTAAAGTACTTTCTAGCCCATTTAAGAGTATCTATTGTCTTAGGTGAAGGCATAACATCAATACCATGTAATAAAGCTCTTGTACGCAACCATTTGAGATCAAAACGGTCACCATTATGAGCCACAAGTTCTGTAGCTTGAGCCATAACTTTAAGGAATGCCTTAATCATTGCCTTATCTGATTGCTTTTTATCCCAAGTTAGGAATTGTACATCATTCTCTGACTCCCATTTGTAGCAGATGCAGATGATTGCTCTCTCATGGATGATATCACCTGGATTAATAGTGAGGTTATATCCTGACCGCCAAAATATACCAACATTGAATGATGTCTCAATGTCAAAAAACAGTCTTTTTCTTACCATAAATATTTCTCCCTAGCAAATTTAAAGAGATATGATAGCAGTAAGCCTATGCCTACTCCTACAAATAATAGACTAAGATTGCCTCTAGTTCTAGGTCTTGTAGCCTTAGCCTGTGCTTTCTCTACAATACGATCTTTGTAGATAGTTTTTACTTTAAGTTTATAAGCTAGTCTCTCCTGATATCTTGTTCTAGGAACATAAGTTGTTCTATATTTGATGATAGTATCTTTAGTAGTGATGAATTTCTCCCACACTATGCTATCATGAATGATGATAGGGATAGAATCTAAAGTTGTGATTCTTATAGTATCTCCTGTTTCTTCACATTTATATCCTTTCTTAATTGCTTTATTAAGATGGTATTGTGCAGAGCAGCTGCTGAGTAGTAAGATTATAGCTAAGTATCTCATCATTCTTTTATTTCAAAGTGCATCCAATCATAGTTCTTCTCTCTACCCAAAGATATAAAGCCATGCTTGTAGAAAATATCTATCATCTTCTGATACTCAGGTCTTGCAAATCTTGCAGTTTTTGATGATTCTTTAAGTAGATTTCTAGCAGGATCTAGATCAATGGCTATTCCCCATGAGTGCATGGATAGTGCTGTACCTCCCCTCATCTTTCTATAGTTGAAGCATCCACCGAATAAATCAATCCCTAACTCCTTAATCTTATCATAGCCATAGGTAGCTAGAAGCTCATTGAATACAGCTGTAAAATTATTAGCTACTAACTTATGGCACATCATAGAGTTGACAGTGCTGTCCAAATCCCAAGCTATTCTCATTGGATAAGGTAGCTTAATCTTAACCAAGTAACCTGCACCTGTTACATTAGCAGTACCATATTTAGATGTAAGTTCCCATCTAGTCATTTCAGTTTGTTTAGGTCCTCTTTAATATCCTTAGCTCTAGCAAATAATAGCTTCATTGATTGCCATAAGTCTATGCCTTTTACTACTTTATAATTCTCATTAATAGACATCACCTCTATACTAGCCAATACCAACGCTACTATTTTAGTAAGCATAAAAGGTACACTAAAAAAAGTTAGTATGATATCATTGAGTATGAATTGGTCTATCAAAAAGAACATAATCACTGTAACTTCATAGAGTGCTAACTTACTAATGATAGATGAGAGCTTTCTGCTAGTTATTTTTTCATTTAACTTTTTAGCTTTCCAAATACCTGTGATAGTATCAATAGATATTAATACTCCTATCATTATCAGGATGCCACTTATTGGTAAAAAGAATGCAAAGCATATGGAGATAAGTGTCAAAAGTTTGGATTGTATAGATATTAGTAGTAGGGATAGTTGTGCTTTCATTCTTTAGATTCTATTTCAGATGCTAGTAAAAAAGTAAAGTAAGATATTAGTAGGCATCCTAAGAATTTAAAATGTAACGGATCAGCAAATATTAAAGAGATACCTGAAAGATATCCAAAGCCAAAAGTTAAGAATGATAAGATGCCTGAGTGCTTCATATTATTAAGATTGAATTGTTGTAACCATTGTTACCTGCACCTCCACATAGACCATTGCACTCTAGTAAGCCATTAGATAGACAGCTACATCCATCAATCATAGGTCTAAGGTCAGTATCTCGGTTAGTTGTACCTGTAAATATTGGATACAAAGCCCTGTTCTTAAGTAGGTATCTTATTAATCTTTGCTCAAAGAATGCAGCCTTTTGTGCATAGTGTTCCATACTGAATGCTATAGTACCTCTATCTACTGATGAGCTGTTATCTCCGAATTGAGTTTGCAATCCTTTATTCTTTAGCTGTAGAGATAGACCAAAGACAGCATCTTCTGCTGCTCTCCATGCTATAATTGGCTGTATAAATGTTACTAGTATTTCCTCATCAGGATCTAAAGTCTGATTATTGTACTTAGTTAGTAAGTCATTATAGAATGTAGTACCTAAGATAGGCATGATTCTCAGCTGAGCTTGAGTAGCTAAGTAAGGAGTAACATTATTTACATCTACATTAGCTGTGATAGGTGTGTTATTCTTTAAGTAAGTTTCTGTTATAAAGTATAGCATCAGATTGTTGGTGTTGGTGTATCATTCAATGGAGGTAAAGATGCTAAGGCTCTAATTTCATTTTTAGACATATTCTCTAAGACTTTAGCAGCTACTGCAGGATTCAATGTATTAAGTGCATCATTAGTCTTAGAGGTATCTCCCTCAAGTTCTACTATTGCCTCATTTATAATTTGATAATTATTGATAGTGAAATCTGCATCTATCTTAGCTATGAATAGTAACTCATTAAAGATGTCAGCTACCATATCTCTCAATGGCATTACTACATTTTTCTCAAATATGATATAAGCCTGCTTAATATCTGAGCCATTACCTAGTGAGCCTGTAGTACGAATTCCCATAAGTATAGGATCAATGGTGTGGCTAAAGCAAATCTGCTCAGTGTTCAGCTGTGATGCCTCTTGAAATAGACCATCATTACCATTAGTTGGCAAAGCTTCTATCTTAGGTAATTGGTCTGCTGAGTTTGCAAAAAATGCGACAGCTTTCCCAGCATTGGCGCTACCTTTAAGCCTATCAATGGTATTTCTTATCATGTTTTTTTCCTCCTCAGATTGAGGTCTTTTAGGGAACATCATAGCAAAGGATGGAAAGACCGAATTTTGTATGTTACTTTTAGCAAAATATGAAAGATCGCCACTCAAAAATGCATAATTTAAACAAGAGGTATAGGAAGGTAATGGATAGAAATCCTGACCAATACTCTCTACCTCATATACAAATAACTGCTCATAGTCTCTAGAGGTAGGAGTATATCTCCTTATCTCCTGTACTCCAATCCTACTAGACCAATCATCACAAATATAGTATCTCTTTCTGTCTAAGTTTATTCTAAGTTTCTCAGGAGATAGATTAACTATCTTAGTCAGCTTCATCTTATCATCAAAACATAACTTGAAATATACTCTATTATGCAGTATCAGTTGCTGAGTTACTGCAGGAACTACCTTTTTTATGTTTAGTTTTCTCTCTAGTGTATATAGCTCTAGCTTATCTTCAAGTGTTAGTCTATCAGCTACTATATTAAATCCACCTCCTACAGCTGCATTCACTTTATACCCTACAATAGAGCCATGTAATGGAGATGAGTAGTATATTTGATTGAGTAGCTCAGGAAATAGGTTATCCTGCCCAAATGGAATATATCCATTAGTCTGATTTCTACCATTTACATAGGGTAGAGTTAAGTTAGCACCTCCTACTTTAAGGAATGGAGTAGAGAATGATTGATATCCCTCTACTATTTCATGCTTTACTGTTTTAAAAAAGTCTTTTAATGCCATAATTACTCATAAATTGATTGTACTATTGGTCCACTCACTACCATCCTACCCTCTTCAATCACTACTCCTGTAGAGTTAGCAATAGTTGGAGGTGTGATATGTGACTCATAGATGCTATATGTATACTGTCCTTTGATTAGTTCCAAATCTACAGGCTCATCTAGCTCAAACTGATTGAATCTTTCAGGATAAGCTGATAGATCAGCAGTGTAGAATGTAATAGGTGCAGACAGCTTGTCCATTTCATTCTGAAAAACAAATAAATAATAAGGAGTAGGCAGTGTACTTACCTCAGTGAG